GTTTACAGGAGCAAGGGCCTGCACTTTCGGCTACCCCCTCCATGTCAGATCACCGGCCAACCGTCCGCACCTATAGCGGTCTTTGGTCTGTGGCCACAGTCAGCGCGGGTCTTATCCGCATGACAGTCACGGCAAAGCGCCTGGAGGTTTGACCTCGCATCGGTCCCGCCATTGTGTAGCGGGTTGATGTGGTCCACCTCAAGAGCTGGCGTCACCATTCCAACTGACAAGCAAACAACACAGAGGGGCTGTTCGGACAGAACCGCAGTTCTTATCCTCTGCCATGTTCTGCCAGTTGTCCGCTTTTGCAGACGGGTTGCCCCTGAAGTGTTGACCATGTGTGTGCACTGGGTCTGATAGGGGCGGCACTTTACCTAGTTTTCCAACAACCTGCAAATATTTTTTCGGGTTGTTTGCCATAACAACCAAAAGGTTGTTATAATACAGCCATGCGCTAGATAGCTGGCGCGGCAGGTAACCCGCTGAATCAGGGTTAATTCGGAGAGCTGAAATGCCCACTTTTGAAACCGGAGCCACAACAGCAGCAGCTAACAACTTGGTGTTGTCTGTACTGAATGATGGCGCGATTTACATGTGCCGCCTGCACATCGGTTTTGCAGAGCTGCAAAACACCTCGCACCAAGATATTACATGGCGCGACTTGTGCGCAGCAGAAGCAACTAAGCAACGAACAATAGGCGGCAAGTTCAAAGCCGCTGAAATATCCGAAGCCGCAAAGCTAGTGCGTGCCGCCACCCTAGAAAGTTGCAAAGAAATTTTCGCGTGTGAATATGACAGCACAAAACAGGTTATTGCCACTTGCCGCCGATGGTTCGATTCAGTCAATGGCAATAGCTATTTCTCCGTGTGGGTGGGCATTCCTACTGCCGCCGGGTTTAGGAGCTTCGTCGTGCCGTTTCAATATGGATATGGTTCGCAGTGGCAATATGAAACCGTTAACGCATTGGTCAATTATGGCGTGTTGCAACCATTCCCGAAATACGATAACGGAAACACTAAGTACGGGTATCTTTCAGAACTGCCGATTATCTGGCGTGATGTGGGTTATGGTCTCAAAAAGCATCTGTTTTGAGGCGGAGTGAATAAATGTATTCAATCCGCGAAATTCTCGAATGCGCCATTCTGGCTTTGCTTATCTCGACACCTTTTATTTTCTGGGGGTTTGTAGCATGAAAACAGTTTTCACTTTTGGCGGGGCAAACCCCTACAACAAAAAAGCAACCGCTCTCATAGAGATTAAGCAATCCGACTCTAAAACCGCTCTTTTTACCGTTATTTATGGGGCTGAGTGCGTTACTGATCTGACATATGGGAGAGCTGCAAAACTGTTCGGGGAATTTATGTTCCATCATCTTGCATGTGAATCAAAGCTGAATAATGAGGGGGTGTGAATCATGACAAAACAATTCAAGGCTTTTGGTGTCGGAAATTCAAGTGGCGTCGCCTGCAACACTCCAAAAGAAGCGGCGATATCGTTTTTTGAGCGTAACCCGTCAAAACGTAAATGCAACATATATGAAGGGATGGATGACGGCCATTTCTTTTCGGTTAGTTTCGGCAGAAAATCGACCGGAGAATGGCCATGGACTAAAAAGGACGTTACTAAAAAAGACGTTCCCGCTCTTTGAAAGGGTGAATCATGACAAAACAATTCGAAAACGAATCGTCACGCTATGGCTCCCGAATGGGTCGTTGGGAATCCCCGAACCCAGAACCGGTAGCCCGTTCGGTTCGTTGCTTCCAGGTCCGGTTGGATTCTGGCGGATATGACGACGGCGGGGCATATTGGGGGCTCGGGAAACCGCTTTATTGTCTGGACCAGTCCGAACATGAAACGGTTAACGCTTACGGCAACCGGGTTTATTTTCGAGCATTTATTCGCGCCAGCTCTCGCAAAGAAGCTATTGCGGCAAGCGGTTTAGCTGATTTTCTTTTTATAAGGGGTGAGAAATGAATAGCGTCGAAAGAAAAATATACGCCGAAAAGCGCTTCCGCGTATTTCAAGGAACTACGCAAGAGCAGATAGACGGGGTTTTGTCCGTATCCGACACTTTAAAGCGCTACGGGCTGCAACTATCCGTAAATGAGTTTGGACAGCTAATGGTTTTGACGCGGTATGGCCGAAAGCCGATAGCCTGCACCGGGTTGGGTTTATCTTAATTAGGGAGCGAATAATGAAATTCGAAACCTATCTGTTGCCTGAATTCTGGGCACCTGCACTTATAAACGCCGACTTTTCAGGCATGGAAGATTCAGACATTTCTGAATTAGCGCAGTGGTTGGCAGACGTTAAACCCGGTACGTGCGTTCAATGCGACGATTCCCGCGAATTTTCGAAATGGCATGACGCCATCGGATATGTTCTCGCATGTGACTGTATCAACTTCACTTTTCAGGTGGCAGAATGAAAATCCAATATCAATCAAGTGTGAAAGTGCCCGCCGGTTGGAGGTCCGTTAATGTAGTGGCCACATGCACTAGGGTGTCACCGGGTATGGCCATTGTCGAATCGGTGGATTTAATCGACGGGGAAAAACCAAGCTACGGGCAAACCCGAACCGGCGCGAAACGTCAGGAATTTAACGGCCGATTCTGGGCAAGCTGCGAAGTAGGTAAGAAAAAACGCTTGTCGGCATGCACCATATTGGAGTAGCGGCAAACCACAATTCGCGCCAGCTTGAGAGCTGAAACCCTAGGGGGCTAGTCGAAAGGCTAGCCCCCTTTCCTATTTTGTCGCGCCACAGCGCAGACTGTGAAAACCCGTAGGCGGGCGCATTGGAGACAGTGCGCCCGCCTATTTGTTTTCATACACTCCACGCCCACTATGGACCACCAAAACCCAACCCGCCGAAACCCCGCACAAAAGAAAAACCGCGCCCGATGGTCTGTTGACCTCCTACCGGTTCCGGAATCCGTAGGCGGACTGACCGTGCTAGGGACCATCAACCGAAATACGCTGATTGACCCGCTGTTGACCGACGGCGTGTCGTTCTTTGCGCAGACCCCTAGGGGGTTGGAGGAACTGCGGACCGATAAGGTCCGGGCAACCCTGTCGGGCCACAAAAAAGACCCGATTTAAGCCGCTTTCGACCCGGACCCTATGCAACCCCTAGACGGACCAAAAACGATGCGCTGCAGGGCCAATTCCGAGCCTTCTCGGGGCATGTTTCAGGGTCTACGAGCTGGCGTGTCGAGGGGTCGGCGCTATGGTTTCTGTAGCGATTTCCCGAAGGTTGACCCCCTCCGTAGGATTTTTTGGGCAAAAATGACCCCCTGTAGTGGGATTTTTGGGAGGAAAAGAGATGATTAAGAAACTGCTTCTGGGCGTACTCGGCGTGGCCGTTGTTTTCTTGGGCTTTGGTTTTTACGCATCCAGTACGCCAGAAGGACAGGCAAAAGCCCGCGAACGCCGGGTGATCGAGGAATGCTGGAAGCGACAGGGCGGAAAACAGCACAGTGCGGGCACTGCGCAGTTCATAGCCGGTGCCTGTGCGAACCTTGAGGCCGAGTTTGAGCGGAAGTGGCGGACTACGCCGTAACAAGCTCCAACCGCGCCTGTACGTGGTCCCTGAAACTGCGAACGTGGTCCTGTAGGTCTTTGTGCGTCACCCCCAGGTGTTGGCAAACACGCCCTGGAGGGATGTAGGGGTACACGTAACTCCAAACGCCTGCCACGCGCACCTTATCGTGTAGGTGACGCATTTGCCGCTCCACATGCTCGGCGTCGAGCAGGTCCACGGTTTCACGGTGCTGAGGCGTGTGCCACTGCCACCATGGGGCGCGGTACTGGCGGAACATGGGGCTGACTTGCGAGGGCGTACTTGGCGTCACCCAACGCGCCCAGTTGATAAGCCTGTCGTGGACGGCCCGGTGTTCCGGGCTGACGTAGTGGTAGTCCTTGTCGTACTGCCTCATGCGCGTCCTTTCAGCCATTCAGGTTTGTTTGGCAACGGTGCCCATGCCAGCAGACCTTGCGACTTCGACGTAACCGCCTCATAACGCGCAACGCCTTCTTTTGGCAGAACCTGCACCTTGACGCCTTTCGGGCAAGATTCCATCGGTTGCCAGAAGTAGGTCTGGTCAACGGCCACTTTGGCCATTTGGCTGATTTTGATGTTCATAGCTGTGGTTTGAATTTTAACAACGTCTGGTTGTTAAAACGAGAAAAGCCGTAAAAACCCATTTCGGCTTCCAACAAGCCCTACACCCGTTGGGCTGTTGATTTAACGTTTCGCGGGAAATCTGGTTTTCGGGCAAATCGCCCTTTTAGCCCTACACCCCCCAGGCTGTCACCAGAATTCTGGGGGATTTTCCCAAAAAACATTTTTGCTCCAACTTGCTCCAACTTGCTCCAACTACCCCCTTGGGGTAGTGTAGTTGGAGCAGTGTGGTTTGGTGCTCCAGTTGGAGCAAACCGGTTTGCAAGTTGGAGCAAGTTGGAGCAGAAAAATATCGCATTCGCACGGCACCGAATAAGGTGTGAGTGCTATCATTTTTACGACCCATTCCCAAAACGTGCTATCATTTTGTTGCTCCAACTCGCCAAGTTGGAGCAAGTTGGAGCAAACCTGTAGGTTGTTGGTTTTTTGATAGCAACTCTCTTAGATTCTTTGCTATCATTTTTAACTTCGTTTTTTGTAGCACGGGAAATTTCCCGATTTCCGCCAAAAGCCCAATTTGCCCCAAAAACGTAAAAACGGGCGACAACCTGATGGTGGTTATCGCCCGTTTTTACGGAAAAACTGGTTTTTGGCGGATTTTCACGAAACCGCCTACACCCCCTAGGCTGTCATACCCGCCCCTCCGCCAAAATGACCTTTTGGCCGTTGATCCCCAAAAAGCCCATTTCGGCCAATCTGGCGATTGCGTCCATGGCCATTGCTGGCCCTTTTCGCCTTTGAGCCTGATCGGTGCTGAGAAGCCCTTTCGCCGCAAAGACCTCCACAAGCTCCGTTTTTAGCCCCTCAAGGTCGAACTCCCGAATCCCCGTTTCCAATTTGGTCAACAGGTGCTCCTTCGCCGCCGATGGCCTCCCCCTGGTCACGCGCTCCGCAACGCGCCTCGATGCCGACTTGTCCTTGGCCTCGGCCTCCGCAACGGCCCGAGACTCGCCACCGGTAAACAGGACGTTCCCCGCGACCAACACGCAGGAGGTGGCCAGCTCAGGCTCCTCGTCGTCAAAGTCCAGACCGAGGACAACCTGTTTCAAATCGAACTGAAATTCCGCGCCCTCGCCTGCACCGTCTTTCAGCTTGACCACCGTGGCGGCCCGGAAGGTGGCCGTCCGCACCAGCTCAATCTGTGCGTCTGACGCGCCTTTCAAACCCGACCAGCCACGCATGCCCCGGCTGGAATCCTTGCCAACGTGCGTCACCATCATCACGGTGCAGCCCAGTGCCTTGCCGAACGTCTTTGCGTGTGCCAGCGCACGGCCCATGTCTTCGCCGCTGTTTTCGTTAGCGCCCGGAGTGACCTGCGCCAGCGTATCCAGGCACACGATGGCCAGACCCGGTGGACATGCCGCTTTTGCTGCCGCGACCAGTTCCTTTACGTCCGCCTTCTCCAACAGGTTGGGCGCGTCCCCCAATATGTAGAAGCAGTCCCTCATAGATTCAATGTCCACGTTGTTGTGGCTGCACCAAGCCTCAAGACGCTGAGACACGCCCGATGCACCTTCAGCCGCTACATACAACACCGCCCCCTGCCGCGCCTTTTGGCCAAAGAAATCCAAGCCCAGCGCAATACAACACAGCATGTGCAGCACGAAGAACGACTTGCCCGCACCCGATTCGCCAAATAGCGTCACCAAGTCAGCCGCAGGGACCACGCCCCTGATCCACCAACGCATGACTTTCATCGTCTTTGCGTAATCCGGTGCGGCCACGATGTTGAACCGGTTGCGCTTGATGACGGCTGGCGCAGGAACCTGTTTTGAATCTAGGTTCTCGAAGCCATCGGCGGCGGCGGGAGACCCACCCCCCTCATCCTCGTCAACCGGCAGCACCAGCGTGGCCGACAGGTCTTCAAAGTCGTCCGCAGACAACGCCTTGTGGCGGGCTTTGGGTTTGGCGCGAGTAACTTGGTGGTCCCACAGGTAAAATTGCGCCTTGTCAACATCTCCGCTCCGGTGTTCAAGCGCCACTTGCATTGCGAACGGACTGCTGCACAAGATAGAGAACGCCTCCGCATCACGTAGGCCACAACTCAACAGGGCAACTCCCGCGCTGTGCAGAGCGCGGGAGCGATCCCCGGTGCATTCTCCCTCAAGCAAAAAGTCCATCACCGCTGGCGGCAGCTCCAGCGACTGAAGCATCGCAACCAGCATGGGCGGGCTGAATGGGATGGCCGCTGGCATAGGGGGAACGTCCTGTTTGGCCAGCTTTGTGCTTTGGTTGGCGTACCTTGTTTTCAGCGTTGACATGACCTCAGGCTTGAGAGGTCGAACTTCCTTGCTGGTGCCGCCCAGGTGCTTGCCTGTTACGGTAAGAAACCGCGCTTCGTTCCCGCTGTAAACCTCCAGCCCGACTTCGTGGTTCGTCCAATCCGCTGGAAGCCCACCCTGCATGAAGATGCGCAGACCCCGGCCAGATGGGCTGATTTCGGTATAGCTGGCCATGTTGTCCACGATTTCTCGCGCCCACGGCTCAATGGCCCCGGAGGCTTTGTCCAGGCAACCGTCCATGTCGATGCCGGTCAAGTCCTTGAGGCCCGTCATGCAAAAGCCGATGCCGTGCAGGTTGGCTCCGCCGTCAGCGCGATAGACCGCCAGCGCGTCCTCATAGGTGCCCCACTTGTCAGGGCTGGCGGTGGACAGACCGTATTCCGGGCGCTTTGGGTCTCGCGGAATCTTGTCGTACTTCCCGCGACCAGGGTTGAGCTTCGCGGCCCAGGGTGCCCAGCGCGGAATGTCTTTCAGGGCTTGAGGGATTCCTGAGCCGTCGAACGCATCCAGCCGCCCAGGTGGCGGCACTTGGTTGTCAACGTCAGCCATCACCACTCCTGCAAAAGCGCCACCAGTGCGGGATCAACCAATCGGTTGCGCTCAATAGCGTACTTCTCCGAAATTTCTCGCTCCAGAGGCGCAAAGCCTTGGCGCTGCCACTTGAATACTGACTGCTGGCTTACACCAAGGCTTTTAGCCAGCTTTGCCTGTGATCCAGCCATGCGAATGGCTTGGTCAACGCCCGTTGCGACGGCGCACTCGACTACTGCTTCCATGTTCATCCTTTCAAATAACAACCACTGGTTGTTGGCCCGTAGTGTATTTGAAAAGTAACCCTTGACGCCCTCACAACGGCGCGGTCTACTACAATTAACAACCAAATAGTTGTCGTTGGATGCTTTAGGAGAACGAGATGTATGCGCCTACTAACTTTAGAGAAGCCCTTGAGATGGACATGGAGCGGCGCAGCATGACTGAAGCCGTGCTGGGGCGGTTGTTGGATGAAGACAAACCGCTGTCCCAGCAAGCCATCCACAAGTGGAAACAGCGCGGGTTCCCTCCCCTCGCCCGCCTGGATCAACTCAAGAAAGTGTTGGGCGACGACAGCTATGTGGCGAAACTGACCCACCAGCAGATATATGCCAACGAGGCAAGAACCGTGGTCAGGCCCAGCGCCAGCAAGACTTTGGACCCGGTGACGGTTGATAGGGAGTGGGTATCCCAGGAGTCGAAGACCCTGCGCAACATGCTGACGGCCTCCGACGAACAGAACAGCCACACCTCTCTTGAAAGAGACCTGGAGGTGAAGAACGCAAGGCTAAAGCTCGATTGGGCTTCTGACAAGTTCGTGGTGGAAATGATCTATGTCACCAACGGAGTGGCCCACAAAAACGTCAGTTCAGCCCTGCTGCGGTTGCTGGCGGTGAGCCGCACCTACGGCCTGGAACCGGTGCTGATGCTCATTGAGCGTGACGGCAGCACCAGACTGCCCGCACACGCTCTCGCGGCTATATCGGCGTTCAACATCGTGGTGAAACCCGTGCGGGACGGGGCAGAAGCTGCGTGGGCGTTGAAGCTCATGGCTGGTGACAACACGCTCATAGAACCCGACGACTGAAAGCCCTAGTTCCGTATCAAAACCCGGTACGCACCGGGTTTTTTCATGTCTGACGCAACAACCACAAAAAATAAATAACACCCACTTCAACACCCTTGGAGTTGTGATACAGTATCCCCACCAACAGCGCGAAGGTTGTTGTTTTTAGAAAGGGAATGGATGCGTCTTACCGACAACGAACTGGTCAGAGCCGTGTACGCCACACCGGATGAGTTTGACGAAATGGCGAGGGAGCTGGCCCACAGGCTGGACAAAGCTCTTGAGGAAATTGCAGGTTTGGAACTTGAACTGGAAATCTTGGAAAGGAACCAACGTGGGAATTGAAGTACAACTGGCGGCGCTGATCGACGCCATCAACCAACAGACAGCAGCCCAGCGCGAAACCAACGCAATCTGGGAGAAGTTGTCGGCTGCGGCCAAGAACGCCGCGAACACCGCAGATAGCGGCATCAAGGCGGCGGGCCTGGAGGTGGTACCCCCAAAGCAGACCGCGCAGCAGGATGCACCTACCCCCGCTGCAAGCGCACCGGCCCAGGCGGCTCCTGCGCCAGCAGAGCCTGCTGCGGCATCCCCTTCTGACGAAGTTGCGCTCACCATCAAGGATTTGACCGAAGCCACAACCGATGCGGCCACTCGTAACCGGGAAGGCTTGGTTGCCTTGCTGAAGTCTTACGGCGTTGCAAGAGCAGGCGCACTGCCCACCGACAAGTGGGCCGAGTTTGTGGCGAAGGCCAAGGCGCTCTGATGGCTCACGCAAGACTCTCACCATCCAGCGCGGAGCGCTGGTTGAACTGTCCGGGCAGTGTGAAGCTGTCGGAAGGTCTGGAGGACAAAGGTAGCGCGTTTGCGGACGAAGGCACCGCCGCACACTGGGCCGCAGAGCAGATTCTGTTGGGCGCACACACGGCGGATACCGTGGTCGGGTTGAAAGCCGACAACGGCGTGAAAGTCACCGCAGACATGGTTTCCTTCGTCATGCGCTATGTCAATGGTGTGCGCGACTTGGTGGCGTCCACAGGCGGGGCGTTGCTGGTTGAACAGAAGCTCCCTATCGGGTTGTTCACCGGCGAAACGCACGAAGATGGGCAACCGGCCAAGGGCACCGCAGACGCTGTGGTCATCGCTGGTGCTGAACTGATTGTTTGCGACCTGAAGTTTGGGCGCGGCGTCGAAGTCAGCGCAGAAGAAAACCCGCAGCTCATGCTGTACGCACTGGCCGCGAGGCATGTGTATGACGTAGTAAGCGGACCGTTTGACCGCATACGCCTTGTTATCAGTCAGCCCCGGCTGGGTGCCTGGAGCGAGTGGGCAACCACCAGTGACGCCTTGGACAGCTTTGCCACGGAGGTTTCGGTCGGCGCATCCCTGTGCGACGCCCCAGACGCCCCCCTGGTGCCAACTGAGAAAGGGTGCAAGTTCTGCAAGGCGAAGGCCACCTGTCCCGCACTGTCCAAGGCCGCGCTTGACCAGTTCGACTCGCTGCCAACCCCACTGGCCGATGCGCCTGCCGATGCGCTGGCGACCGCCATGTCAAAGGCCAAGCTCATTGAAGATTGGATCAAGGCGGTACGGGCCGAAGCCGAACGCAGACTGCTCAGTGGCGAAGATGTGCCGGGGTTCAAGCTTGTGCAAGGCCGCGCAGGGTCTCGCAAATGGCTGGACGCCGTAGAAGCCGAGGCCCGCCTGAAGTCCATGGGCGTCCGCCAAGACGACCTGTACCACAAGGAATTGGTTTCTCCTACCGATGTGGAGCGGCTCCACAAGGAAGGGAAACTGACTGAAAAACGCTGGCAGAAGCTCCAGCCAATGATCGTTCGCAGCGAGGGGAGTCCGTCGGTGGCCCCACTCAGCGACAAACGCCCTGCCCTGGTTGTGGCGGCACCCACAGACGAATTCGATTCACTCATCTGAAAGGCAAATCATGCAAATCATCCTGAAAAACGTCACCATCGCATACCCACAACTGTTTGAAGCCCGTGAGTTCAAGAAAGGCGATGGGCGCCCACGTTGGTCCGCTACTTTCCTGATTGAGAAAGGTAGTGACAACGACAAGGCCATCATGTCCGCAATCGAAGCCGTGGCCAAGGACAGCTTTGGCCCCAAACACGCCCAAATGCTCAAGAGCATCGAAGGTGTCAAACAGCAGATGTGCTACATCGAGGGTGACCGCAAAGGCGAGAGCTTCGCGGGCCGCATGGTGCTGTCCTGCCACCGCCAGATGAAGACCAAAGCGGGCGACAACAAGCCGCCACTGGTCATTGGCCGCGATAAGCAACCCGTGGTGGACCCCGGTAAAGTGTTCTCTGGCTGCACGGTCAACGCCCGAGTGGACTTCTGGGGCCAGACAGGCGAGAACCCCGGAATGCGCTGCTCGTTTGATGTGGTGCAGTACGTACAGGACGGCGACCCAATCGGTACTGTTGTGACGGCGGACGGGTTCGATGCGCTGGAAGGCGCAGAGGCAAGTGATTTCGTCTGATTTTTCGTGGCCGACCTCACAACCACTGGTTGTGAGGTTTACTGAAGAACAACCTATGAACCTCTGGCTCGATTTGGAAACGTACAACGACACGCCGATCACGGCGGGCACGTACCGGTACGCATCAACGGCGGAGGTGCTGCTGTTCGCATGGGCGGTTGACCACGACCCGGTTCAGACATGGGATGTGGCCAGCGGCGCACCCATGCCCTACGACCTTGAAGTGGCGCTGCTCGACCCCGAGTGCGTGGTGTTCGCCCACAACTCCATGTTTGACCGCAACGTGCTGCGCCATGCCATGCCTGCGCTATGCCCACCGGTTGAACGGTGGAGGGACACGATGGTGCAAGCCTTGGCACATTCGCTGCCAGGAGCGCTGGGCGCGTTGTGTGACGTATTGACCGTGCCTTCCGACAAAGCGAAGGACAAGCGCGGCAAACAGTTGGTGCAACTGTTCTGCCAACCACGGCCAAAGAACATGAAGCTGCGCAGGGCCACGCACCAGACCCACCCGACAGAGTGGGCCGAGTTCGTGGACTACTGCCGCTTGGATGTAGAAGCCATGCGCGAGGTGTTCGCACGGCTGCCGAACTGGAATTACCGGGGCGCAGAGCTGGCTCTGTGGCACTTGGACCAAACCATCAATGATCGTGGCATCGCGGTGGACACCGAGCTGGTTGACGCCGCCCTGGACGCCGTGGCGCAAGAACAAGAGGTGCTGGCAGCACAGACCGTCGATATGACAAACGGCGAGGTGCAAACCGCGAACCAGCGCAACCGGATGCTGGAGCACATCCTCACTGAATACGGGTACCACCTAGACGACCTACGGGGCGCAACGGTGGAAAAGGTGATGGACGACCCGGAGCTGCCAGAAGACCTGCGGGCCTTGCTGGTTGTGCGACTGCAAGCCTCCACAACCAGCACAAGCAAATACCGGGCGCTGCAACGCGCAACAAACCTGGACGGGCGGATTCGCGGACTTCTTCAGTTTTGCGGGGCGTCCCGCACGGGGCGCTGGGCAGGTCGCACGTTCCAGCCCCAAAACCTGCCGCGCCCAACACTGGACGCTGACGAGGTTGATGTGGGCATCGGCGCACTCAAGGCCGGTACAGCGGGGCTGATTTACCCAAACGTCATGGAGGTGGCCAGCAGCGCCATTCGCGGGTGCATCGTGGCCGCGCCCGGAAAGAAGTTGGTCATTGCCGACTTGTCCAACATCGAAGGGAGAGGCTTGGCTTGGCTGGCCGGGGAACAGTGGAAGCTGCAAGCGTTCCGCGAATTTGACTCAGGCATGGGGTTTGACCTTTACAAGTTGGCCTACGCCAAATCATTCGGCGTGGACCCCGGCGCGGTCACCAAAGACCAGCGCCAAGTCGGCAAGGTGCAGGAACTTGCGTTGGGCTATCAAGGGGGCGTGGGTGCTTTCGTGACGTTCGCCAGCGGGTACGGCATCAACCTCGACAAACTGGCGGCAGGCATCCTGCCCAACGCCCCAGCGGATTTGCTGACGGAGGCCCGCTCGTTCTTGGAGTGGCTGAAGAAGCAGCCCGACGCGCAGACCTACGGACTCGCTGACGACACTTTTGTCGCGTGTGATGTGGTCAAGCGCGGCTGGCGCAACGGCCACCCGGCTACGGCGGCTTGGTGGCCCAAGCTGGAACAAGCGTTCAAGGACGCAGTAGACAGCGCAGCCTTTACGTTCGACTGCGGCACCGTGAAAGTGCGGCGCGATGGCAGTTGGATTCGGGTTCTGTTGCCCTCCGGGCGCTACGTCTGCTACCCCTCCCCAGGGGTGGATGACGATGGTTCAGCGTACTACTACGGCGTCAACCAGTTCTCCCGCAAATGGGGGCGCATCAAGACGTATGCCGGGAAGCTGGCGGAGAACCTGACGCAAGCCTTTGCACGGGACATTCTGGCCTACAACATGCCCGCAATCGAAGCGGCAGGCTATCGCATCGTTCTGTCAGTCCATGACGAACTGTTGACCGAAACGCCGGACAGCCCTGAGTTCAATCACCAGCATTTGGCCGAACTGATGGCAGCGCCCCCTCCATGGGCTGCGGACATACCACTGGCTGCTGCCGGGTTTGAGACATACCGATACCGCAAGGACTGAGATGCGCGAATCAAAGATTGAAAAGCATTTGGTGGAGCGCGTCAAAGCGGCGGGCGGCTTGTGCTGGAAGTTCACCAGCACCAACCTGCGAGGCGTCCCGGACCGGGTTGTGATGTTGCCCAACCGGCCCACGGTTTGGGCCGAGTTGAAAGCCCCCGGTGGGCGGTTGTCCGCGCTACAAGTCCGCAGGCACAAAGACCTGTGGCGCGTGGGCCAGCCTGTCGTCGTACTGGCCTCTATCGAGGCAGTTGACACCTTCATGGAGGCACAGACATGAGCCGACCATTTACACCGCGCCCCTACCAAAAACTCATCATTGACCACATTCTGTCGAACGACAGGTGCGCCATTTGGGCCGACATGGGCATGGGCAAAACCAGCGCCAGCTTGACCGCCATTGACGCCCTCCGCTTCGTGGAGAGCGACCCGATACTGGTCCTAGCGCCAGCCAGGGTTGCCAACACCACATGGCCAGATGAGACCCAGAAGTGGGCGCACACGCAGCACCTTCGCGTACAGCCGGTGACAGGCCCGCTCAAAGGCCGAGTGCAGGCTGTTGCAAACAGGGCCGATGTGTACGCCTGCAACTACGACAACCTGCCTTGGCTGGTGGATCACTGGGGCGACAAATGGCCCTACAAAACGGTCATTGCCGACGAGTCCACCAAGCTCAAATCCTTCCGCATTCGTCAAGGCGGGGAGCGGGCCAAGGCGCTGTCGAAAGTAGCTCACACCAAGGTGCGACGGTTTGTGGCACTCACGGGCACCCCAGCACCAAACGGTCTTCAAGACCTGTGGGGCCAGATGTGGTTCATAGATCGGGGGCAACGCCTGGGGCGGACTTTTGAGGCGTTCAAGCAGCGGTGGTTCAGGCCGCACCCCAGCGGATTCGGCATCGTGGCCATGCCCCACGCCCAGCAGGAGATTCAGGACGCCTTGCGGGATGTGTGCCTGACCGTAGAGGCAAAGGATTGGTTTGACCTTCGGCAGCCCATTGTGAACAACATTTACGTGGACATGCCTGCCAGGGCGCGGAAAGCGTATGAAGACCTGGAAAAGCAGATGTTTGCCGAACTGGACTGCGGCACCGAGCTGGAAGCCTTCAACGCCGCAGCCAAGACCATCAAGTGCTTGCAGTTGGCCAACGGGGCGGCGTACACCGGGGACAGCGGCGCGTGGACCGAACTGCATGACCAGAAGATACAGGCGCTGGACGAAATCGTAGAGGACGCCCAGGGGAACCCCATATTGGTGGCCTATCACTTCAAGTCGGACTTGGAACGGCTCAAACGGGCGTTCCCAAAGGGGCGTGAGCTGGACAAAGACCCAAAGACCCTGAAGGATTGGAACAAGGGGCGCATTCCCCTTCTGTTTGCACACCCGCAGTCGGCGGGTCACGGCCTGAACTTGCAGGACGGCGGGCACATTCTGGTGTTCTTCTCCCACTGGTGGAACTTGGAAGAACGAATGCAGATTCAGGAACGCATCGGGCCAACGCGCCAGATGCAGGCGGGGTATGACCGCCCGGTGTACGTACACAACCTAGTGGCGAAAAACACCGTAGACGAATTGGTGATCGAGCGCGTCAACACCAAACGTGAGGTACAGGACATTCTCATGGGCGCAATGAAACGACGAAAGGCACAAACCACATGAAAGCAACAGACGTACAGATCGCGGGCGACCATTACAAAAAGATGGCGATTCAGCCAATTGAGTTCATCAACGCCAATCGGCTTGGGTTTTGCGAAGGCAACGCCATCAAATACCTGTGCCGGTACCGCGACAAAGGTGGCGTGACGGACTTGCAGAAGGCGCGGCACTACATCGACCTGCTGATCGAGTCCATGTCAGAAGCGCCGACACGCGCCACCTCAAAACGCCGGGGCCGTCCTCGCAAAAATACAACAACCGAAACAACCCCGGAATAAATTTCTTCGCCCTCCGCAACAACCTTGGGGTTGTGTTACATTACGTCACAACAACCCCGACGTTGTTATCAAGATTCAAAGAAACATGCCCATCCCAACCTCAGACACCCGCCTCGCAGTCAAAGAACTGTTCAACACCTTCCCTGCCATGCCCTTCACAGCCGTGGAGATTGCAGCCCGCACGGGACTCAACACCACCAAGGCGGTGCAGAACCTGCGCCAAGTTGGCTGGCTGGAGTCCCGCCGTGTACCGGGCCAAGGCACCGTGTATTTCCGCTCACCCAACCTCACGCCGCTCAAAGGTGAGCAGGCGTGTACCGGGCCAAGGCACCGTGTATTTCCGCTCACCCAACCTCACGCCGCTCAAAGGTGAGCAGGCGCTCATCACCCACAGCAAAGCCCATGACAGCGGCGCGTCGATGCTGCACCGCCCGACCTACCGCCCTGCGGAGTGGTACGTGCGCCCCGGTGGCGAGGACCACAAGCAACACCCCAGCCGACATGGCAGTCGGCTCACCTATGCAGACGGACGCACGGAGGCCGCACGATGAACCGCTTTTTCAAACTATTCCAACAACCCGATGCCCGCGAACTCGCGGCCAAGGAACTCGCCCAAGCCGAGCACAGCCTGTTGGAAGCACAGAGTGCCGCTGAGTACGCCCGCTCCATGGTGGTGTACCACCGTGAACGCATTGAGCGGTTGCGCTCTTACCTGGAGGGCCGGGGATGAGGCGCACCTACGCCCTGTCCCCCGTCGAGCGGGCCGTGGCCCGGATGAAGTGGAAGCAGAGCCTGGACACCGCACATCTGCAAGCCCTGATTGGTGGCAAGTGGGAGCGAGTGGTTGAGAAGGTGGCAACCCTGTTCTTCCTCGTTGGCTATGCGGCTGACAAGGACAAGCTGCCAGACAGCACAGACCTGCGCATCCTGCACGGCGCTTGCCGCAGCACGTTGGATGTGACCCGTCTGGAAGAACTGACGGACTTGCAGCGTGGCTCATTGGAAGCTGGGTTGCTTGCCGTGGAGCGCATCAAGCCCCTGCTGACCGAGCGGTCCCTCATGCAAGCCAGCACCGTCTTGCAGGCGCTGCTGAAACAAAACAACGGCGTCTTCTGGCGCGACTTTGAGGAGTTTGTGAAATGAGCGTGGAATCAATTGCCCTGTGGCACAAGCGTGCCAGGCCCGAACCAACCGACAGGGACTTTGACGTCCAGTTGGGTTGTCACTTTGAGGAAATCGCGGAGATGCTGGAGCAACTGGCGTTTACCGTGACAGATGATGGGTTCACGTACCCGACGATGGCTGGCATCGACAGTGCTGCATTCCAAAGCATCAAGCTGCTTTCTCAGCAACTGAAGCAAGGCACTGCCAGAGCAGTCATCGGTGACCGCAAAGAGTTCCTCGACTCACTGGCTGACCAGATCGTGACCTCCACCGGAGTGGGTCACTGCGCCGGGATGAACATCACTGAGGCTTGCATCCGGGTCAACTCCAGCAACTGGAGCAAGTACGACGCCAACGGCCAACCGATCTTCGACGACAACGGGAAGATTGCCAAGGGTCCGAACTACCACAAGCCTGATCTGGAGGGGTTGGTATGACCCAGATCACAGCCAAGAGCGTAGCCGCCAGCATCAGCCCAGACGGACTGGAGATCCACACACTGGAGTTGCAGTACCCACGGTTCATTCACTCTGAGTTCATGACCCATCGGGTGTTCTCGCGCAATGCTGCAAGCTCTCGCGCCATCCCTGTGGCAAAGATGATTGAGCAGGTTCGCAATGACCCAGCCATGCCGATCCACTGGGGCAAGAACCAGCCGGGGATGCAGGCGCATGAGCAACTGGCCGACACGGTGGAAGTTCAGCAGCAATGGCGAAACGCTGCAAGAGATGCGGCAAATCGTGCAGAGCAAATGTCTGCGCTTGGCCTGCACAAGCAAGTCGTCAACCGGATTCTGGAGCCGTTCCAGTTGATGCGGACACTGGTCACATCCACCGAGTGGGACAACTTCTTTGCACTGCGGGATCACCCGGATGCACAGCCAGAGATTCAGGCGCTGGCGACAGCAATGCGCGATGCAATCACTGGGGCAGACACAAAGAGCCTTGAGTACGGCGAGTGGCACCTGCCATACGTCCGACCAGACGAGCGCGAACTGTTCAGAGATGCAACCCTGCTGAAGCTGTCCACAGCGCGATGCGCAAGGGTGTCGTACCTGACACATGACGGTCAGAAACCGGACGTTCAGAAGGACTTGGAGTTGTACGAACGGCTGGTTGGTTCACAACCCATCCACGCATCGCCAGCAGAACACCAAGCACAGGCAACCAAGGAGTTCGATGTGAGCAGCGGCAACTTCATTGGGTGGATTCAGCACAGGCAATTGATTGAGGTAGCGGTATGAAAACCCTACCTTGGGACTGCTTCCGCTGCCACCCAGCAAACCTGTCTGACAAGTGCAAGGAATGCCTGCGCTGGCAACGGATGCCCGGTCAGGACTGGGGGCCACGCACACCACTGGCTTTTGTCGAGAGTCACGGAGCAACAGGCTGTGACTTTGTTCCCCATTATCCGAGTGAGGAGAGAAAGAAATGACCGCTTTGGAATTGGCCGACTACATGGAAAACACTGAGCGTTGGAATTGCTCTGGTGTACGAATGCAAGACTGCGCGGAAATGCTCCGC